CGCGGGCGATGGGTTCCATTTCGGTTCCCCGCTGCATATCGGCATTGACGTAGGTTTCTTCAACGGTCTGCGTTTCTCGTTCTGCTACGAGTTGCCACAGATAGTTTTGATAAGCCGCCGTTGTTTCAGCGGCGCAAATGTCATTCGCTCGTGATCCGGTTACACATCCCAGCCTGGCTTTGAGCCATTCGGGTGTGCCTTGGACGATCTCTTTCGAGTTCACTTGTTAATCTCCTCTTCGCGTTTATAAGTTCACTTTCGAGCCTGTCCACCGACATCCGCAGTCTTTGAGCCACGGTATGTTGTAGGTGGTACGGATACATTATAAAACGTGCTTTTAGGATTTTGCGGTATTTTTCTGGAAGTTTTCTGACCGCTTGTTCAATTATTTCCCCGTCAATCATGTCCGGTTCAAGTCGGGGTTCTTCGCCCTCAAAGACATCTTCGGATTCGTAATTACCCTCGGCAGAAGCGGCGGTGGTGCGAACCTCGGGGCCAACATGACCCCAGGCGCAGTACCAGGCCCAATTTTTTAGTCTTTCTTCCGAAACCATAAGTCGTGCAGCTCTGGCCGATTCTCCCGAATCCAAGGTTTCGCGGATTCTATAAGATTCTTGGCGTCAAAGCCACAGGTTTGGCTGCCAACGTGGTGAACGTAAGCCCGGGAGATAAAGTGCCGTTTACCAGCTTTCTGGAGGTCCAAGCAGTTCACATCATCCGAATACCAGTTCAGCGGCGGGAAGTCGATCCAATCGCTTTTCTGGATGTAGGCACATATCGGGGCAATGACATCGGTCTCAATAATGGAGTTCTCGGTCTCGTAGCGAAACCAACTCATCGGCCCCTTGCCAATTCTGATATTCTGCAAGCCACGGGCATAATCTGATCGGGAGGCGACCCAACCGAGGGGGATATTTTCACTTTTGAGTCTGGAAACGTCCTCGGATAGTGACTGCCAGGTCGTCGGGGTAAAGACAATATCGTCGTTACAAACCACCACCTCGTCAAACTCCTGAAATGCTTGTTGCACCACAGCATTGTAGGCATCCCCAAAGTTTGTAGAAGTATTATCAGAAGTGATAGTACGGTGGCGGGGAAAGATCATCTTGGAGCCCGACAGGAATACGGTTACATCCTGGGGCACATAAGCGGTCACAGAAGCCGCAAGGGTCACGAGACACTTCCCGCTGACGGTGGCAATTACGATGGCTTTCAAAACAAATTCTCCTGACGCTGTGCGTTTTCTATGCGCTCACAAGCAATGTCGAAGTATTTTTTTTCACACTCAATTCCAATAAATTTTCTTTTCATTTCTACTGCTGCAACACCTGTGCTTCCTGAACCCATAAACGGATCGAGTATTGTTCCTGATGTTTTGTTTATTAGTTTTTTCATCAAACCAACTGGTTTTTCTGTTGGGTGAACACGGCCATTTTTTGCCATGCTTTGAACAGGAGGGTGCCTTATAACAGAACCACAATCTCTGGTTCCAACAAACCCTTTTCCTATTACATAAATTTCTTCATGGTCTGGTTTCCAAGGAAGGTCAAGCGCCCCCATTCCCAAAGCACCACCTTTGTCCCATATTAAAACCATGCGTGTTTTTTCTGGTCTATTCGCTCTCCACGTTCCAAAATACATTCCAGGAATTTCTTTTGCCCACTCAATTACGAGGTCTCTTATTTTTGTATCTTTATCACCATTTATTGTTTTTCCAGCCGCCCACAATGCTTCTGTTGCACCTCCACTTGAATATGAAATTCCATATGGAGGGTCAGTAATTACTACATCAACTTGATCTATTGTTTTTAATACCTCAGAGCAGTCGCTTAAATATAAAGTTGCAAGCCCAATTTCAACTTTCAAGCCAATCTCCTCGTTTCGTCCGAAAACTTTACGTCATGCTCCAGCGCCCATTTTATAACCTTCTCTAGGTATTGTGTAAACTCGTCACGTTTTAGTTCTGCGGTGCTAGGTTCTAGCATCTTCACGCTACCGTCTGGAAGCTCAATCATCCGCTCCGGCAAGAACAATGCCCGCAGGTATTCGTGCCAGATGCTTGGCTCATAATCTTTGCCAGGCACGATCTGTTCTGAAATGTCGGAGAGTATTGCCCAGTAGTAACGATTCTGTTCTAGGCTTCTCTTAGGCTTTCTAATCTCCAGGACCATGCCGTCATCAGCAGTCTCCACAAGCTGCTTGGCAATGTCCCGGTTATTGGATGTAAGGATCATGCGGCTTTCATTGCCTGGCGCATAACTGCAACCTTAAAGGCTGGGAAGGAGTCAAACTGAGATGGGTCTAAACCGAGTTCTTTTCCTTTGGCTTCGATTCCGCTTGCGGTTTCGTGCCAAGGTTTTTCGTTTACGACATCGGGTAGGACGATGGTGAGCTCATCTTCCCAACGCTCTCCGCGCAACCAAGTGGCCGGATAGGGAATAAACGCACCAGAATTCCGCATCCATTGTTCTGTTTTGCAATGGGCTAGAACTGCTTGTATCACTTCGGATACATCTGGTCGGACATCTTTAGTTTGTAACCATGCTTTGCGTGCATCTGCCTTGGCTACTTTTCTCGGGTAGTGCTTCCAGAACTCTTCAAACTCTTCCATCTCTTCCTCCTCAAGAAGATATTAACTAAGTAATACTAAGATATATCTGCACTTTTGGTGGACGGACTTAGCCTTAGCCTATCCGTCCTTTACCTGCACTTTCGGAGCCACAGGACTCGTCAGCCTCTTCGCGTTCCGGTGCTGACTTCGCCGCCGGTTTGGGATATTCCAACGCTGCCCACAGTATCCCTATCGCCTACCTGCCCTGCCGTCTTTCGCCGACGACAGATAAGCGGTCAGAAATGAAAAAACCCCTTAGTGAGACTTGGGCTTGACAGGCCAGCACCCGACACAGGTGAAGTGCATAACAAGCCTCACTAAGAGGTTCTTTCCTGTGTCAAACGCCGGCTCGTCACTTCCGACACCATTACGATACCACAGATTTAATTAAGTTCAACTACTTTTACCGTCCAGCCGTCCTTGAGCTTGCCCCAGCCGTGGACCTGGACCTTCCAGCCTGACCTGACCATTTCGGGGTAATACTCGTTCTCGACTATCTTCTTCTGCCGCGCCGCAACATTCCCCCTGCTGGTGGTCTGTACGGCCACGGTCTCCCCGTTGCCTATGGCGAGAAGGTCTATACACCCGAACAAGTCTTGCCGGATGCGGGCAAAGTGGTTCCAATGCTCCACAATCCACACGGAATAACCCTGCTCGCGTAGTAGTTTTAGGGATCGTTGGGTGGGGCTCATGTTGCGTTTATACAACTTAGGGTTACACCTAGCAAGTTTTTTTACAAAGTGCTTGCAACTGTGTAAGAACCGTGTAAGATTACACACATGGCAATAACGCCAGGCTTGAAGGAGATCAAAATGCAATTTCATCAAATTTTGCAAACTATAAAGTTAGCAAATCCAAAACTTTTTTCTAATGGTTCAATAATGACACCGGCTGAAAATATTATTCGATACTCGATGAAACACGGAGAAAAAATATCTACGTTATTTGTTGCGCTTTACAAAAAAAATGCAAATTTTGGTTATGTATACATTACAACGCCAAATGGCAATCGTGTAGATTTTAGTCCGGCAAGTAATTTTACTGAATTGCTTTGTGATGTTACAAAGGCTCAAAAATTAATTTTAGTTTAACCAACGGGGCTTCGGCCCCTGCTCTGAGGAGGGCAAATATGAATTACGCAGAACGTGCATGGTTACTACCACCGTCAATGTCTCTTAAAAAAGAGAAGCTGCTTACACAACTTGATAAGTGGCAAGACAAGAAAAAAGCATTAGAAAATTTACCGACAGAATGGACGTCTGAGCAAGAGCGCGAGTACGACAACATTCTAAACGAGATTCGCTTTTTGGAAGTTGAGATCGAGGTGACACTATGACTGCCGCTGAATACCACCAACAGCAGTTAGAGCAACAGGAGCAAGAGGATATCGCTCATGGCATGAACTTGAATCATGGCCGCTTTGTGGGTGTTGCGCGATTCATACGCGACAACGCAAAAAGCGAGCGTGATATCCAGGATGCCTTAAAATACATATTGAGAACGCTCGAAGATTACGAACAATTAGATAGGAGGGTATAAATGAACACGCTTGATTTACTTAAGGTCAATGTCAACGACCATACAGAAAAGAAAAACGGTCTGACATATCTCTCATGGGCCTGGGCTTGGCAAGAAGCAATTAAAGCCGATCCCAAAGCAAAGTGGGAAGTCAATATGTTTGGCTCCAATTTTGACCAGCCGTATTGCAAGATTGGTGAAACCGCAATGGTATTCGTAGAGGTCACGATGTTTGACAAGACCCTACCCTGCCAACTGCCGGTGCTCGACCACCGCAATAAAGCAATCCCGAACCCAGACGCATTTCAGGTTAATACCGCGATCATGCGTTGCCTGGCGAAGTGCATTGCCATGCATGGGCTTGGGCTTTACATATATGCAGGTGAGGACTTGCCTGAAGTTGACGCAGTAGACGCAACCAATTTTGTAGAACAAATCCGAGGAGCTAAAAATGTGGAAGAACT